CTACTGATAAAGTACCTGCTCTATAGTTGTTCATTAAATCTCTATAAGAATCACTATATTTAGTACCTCTTTCTGAAGCTTCTCTTGGTAGGATAGCTTCTACTCTAGCCATCTTCTCTTCCTCTAATCTCTCAGGTCTTAACTGTTCTTTCCTCTCATCAGTTTGCCTATTCTTTCTTGGTTGTTTCTGTGCAACTTTTGCCTTAGCACCCATACGCATAAGAGTTTCTTCTACCTTTGCTTTATATTTAGCAGGACTAAGGTTTGCTTTATTAACATACATGTTAGCAACCTTAGGAAGAGATAAAGTCATAGCATTATCACCTGATGGCATAGCCATTCCTGCTATGTCATTAATATCACTTAACATTGAACCCCTTGTTCCATCAACCTCAAGAAAATTCATTACGTTAACACCACCTAAAGAGTAGTCACTACTTTTGAAACTATCATCAAACCATATAGCACCATCTCTAACTTCCCATGAACCACCTACTCCTATTTGTTTAGGCTCTTTCACTTCAATACGATTACCATTCTTATCTTTTCTAAACTTAGGGAATCCTGCTTTATTCTTTACGGTTTCTTGAGTAACCCACTTAGGATTTGTTTCTAATTCTTTACGAATATACTTAGCCATGTCGTCTATGTTATCAAACAAACTACCTTTTGCTTGTAGTATTTTAGCAATCGCTCTCATTCTTGAACCCTTACCCATTTCAAAAACTAGATTTGCTGAAGCACCAGAAGCTGCGTCTTGTCTAACATAATATTGTAAAGGCTTTCCTTTTGGAATTGCAGAGTCATTAACCTCTAAAATTTTAGCAAGCATGGTTTTCATCCTACCTTCACCAAACTTACCCTCTGTTTCCCACCCTTTAAAATTCTTTATCTTAACAAAATCTTCTATGTTTATGTTTCCATTACCATCTATTAACATACCACTACCAAGAAAATTCTCAGGAAACATTTCATCTAATACAGTATTTGGAACTCCTTGCTGTTTGTTAGCAAGTGTTTGATATAACATTTGACCTGCTATGGTTTTACTTGGTCCTTTCTCTTGGTCAGTATATTGTTTTTTTAATTTCTTTTCTTTATTCGTTAGTTCTTTAGGTAGTCTAAACACATCATCAGCTTTCATATCACTACGTATCATGTCTAGTTTATCTAGTTGATTACTTACTTGTGTTTGAGTTCTATCACTAATGCCTGTAGTTTCACGCATCTTTAATAACCTAGGGTCAAGCTGTTCTCTTCCTGCAGAGTAACCAGTCTTTAACATACCCATACCCATTCCTAATCCTTGCTTAATAGGATTAGTTGAATAGAATAATCCAGCACCTAAATCGTTTTGAGCATTACCTGCCAAAGAACGAGCAATAGGAGCACCTGCTTCAGTATCTAAAGCACGCATTAATCCTTTACCTAAAACTTTTACAACAGCACCTAATGCCATGTTACATTCCTAAGTTATAATAAGCTTCTAACATTTCCTTTCTATCAGCGTCCTCAGGTATCTGTCTTACAGCCTGTCTTAATTCTGATTCATCTAAATCTCTTAGCTGTGCTATCAACTCTTCACTAGGAGCTGTCTGTCCTGCCATTGATTTTAAATAATCTTCACGCTTATCTTGTTCACCTAAGTATTTAAAAGAATCTTCATGATTCCAAGAAAAACTAGGGTGGTCTGTATCACTATCAAACATTCCAGCCATTACTGGTCCCTCCATTCATTAAACATAATTCCTTTGCCCGGTAGATTCGGAGCCATTCTTTCTATAATATTCAATATCTCAGCATTACCTAAGTCCTCTGCTGTATAAGCAATGTCTGAGAAGGTAGGACCTGTAACAGCAGACCATGCTCCAGCTGGTCCTCTATTAGCTATTTGTTGCATTGTGTCAAACCACAATCCTGCACCTCCTGCATTACCTATACCAGAAATTAATAACTCTAAAGCAGTTCTATTTTTTTCTATTTCTTTTCCTGACACTAAAGCTCTTGCTAACTCTGCTTGATTACCTGCAACACCTGCAGCAGCTAAGTAAGCAATCAATGGCTTAGGGTTTTTATTTATAAATAACTCATCAGCTACCTGTCGTTTAAGAAACCTAGCTTGATAAAACATAAATGATTTAAACTTAGTCATTAATTTAAACCAAGGCTTTTGCCAACTAACTGGTAAATTAAAAGACTCACCTGAAAAGTTAACATGCTTGTTAAACATGTGTCCACTAATAGCATAATCTCTAGCTGTTAAATCTCCTTTAAGTGGGTCCATAATACCTAGCTGTTTCATCTCTTTTTGTAACATCAAACTTTTTTTAGAGTTTGCTTTACCTTGCATAACTAATCTTTGCAACTTAGCATTTAAACTACCCACATGTCCATGAGCCATAATAGCTGCTGCTCGTCTATTCATTTGCTCAACACCTATGAAACCAGTAGCTCTAAGAAATGCAGTAGGCTCGTTTAAATATTTTAATGGTCCTGAAAATTCTCTCTCTACTATCCTAGCATGTGGCATATTCTCAGTAGCAATACGTGATAAATCCATTTCACCTAGTACACCTGCTCTATGAACAACATCCATAGCTGCCCTTGTTTTAGCTATTGATTTAACAATAGAACTCATGGCTTTAAAAGGAGCTGTTAATAAACTTCCTGACTTACCAAGCATGACAGTACCATTCACAAAAGCTTGAGTAGCATTAGGTATAGCAGCCAACCCAAGCTTTAAGTTTTGAAAAGCATTAACCTTTGCTACTGCTTGTTGTAGCCTAGGATTATCCATCCTTGCTCTAATAGTTTCAGAGTATTTAGGGTCGCCTACAGTAGTAAAGTAAACTTCTTGTACATCTTCAGCTTGTCTACCAAAGCCATTCTCTCTCATTTTTTTAATTGCTTTCTTTACTCTCTCGTCATTCTTTCCAAAGCGTTTAGCATATTCATTACGTCTTATGACATCTTCAAAAAACTTTGTCCATCTATCTAAAGGAGCAGCCATAAAAGCATCAAGCTCTCTTTCTACTTCAGGTTTAATTCTTAATTTCCTTTCAAACTCTAAGTGAGTAGAACGCTTAACATCCATTTCTCTATCAGCTTTCCTTCTAAACATGGCTCGTATGTTTTCAGGAGAGAACTTAGAATCTATTACTTCATCAACTAATTTTGCTTCTCCAGTAAGATTCATTATAAGATTACGAACTTCTATTGGGTCTTTACCCCACAGTTTATTTAAGAATGTACTAAACTCTTGAGCACCTTGTAATGTAATTAATTTTTGTGTGTTCCAGACACGTGGTACATATCCTTTATCATGTTTAAACCTAGCATATTCTGCTTTACTAATAACTCCTGTGTCCCTAGCAATTTTTAATTGGTGCATTTTTTTCTTATTCAGCATAGCTAAGAAATCTTTCTGTGCTTGATTTTCAGGTATAGCTCTTTGAATTAGTTTGTTTAAATCTCCTAAGGCGTCTGCATTTTTAGCTACAAAAGTTTGTAAGTCATTAGCTATTCTAGCTACGTTTATATCTGTAGCTGCCTGTGCCGAACTAATTGCTTCTGCTAAAGGTCTTTGCCCTGAGCGTATAAGTATAGAATCAGTACCATAGAACATACGAGTAGCACCCTTACCTAAAGTATTGTTCACCCAATCATAGGCTCTTTGACCTAACCTAGAAAAAGATATAGGAATATCAATCTTTTCAATATCTATTATTGATTCATCAATTAACTCTTCACCTTCTTTAACCATTAATTTTTCATCAGGTGTAAAAGTGTTATCTATTTTTTCCTGTAAAACCCTAGAGTTTCTAATCTCCATTTGAGAAGCACTGGAAGTAGAATCAACCTTACGAATTTCCTTTATTACTTCTTCAGTTTTTTTAGGTAATGCAATTCCTTCATGTGGATTAATAGGAACTGTGTTATCAATTTCTTTAACAGCAAGAGAAGGAGCTTTAGAATACTCAGGTGTCCATTTAGTGTCATCAATTTCTTTTAATATTGTAGACTTAGGATTTAATATTGTAGTCTTAGATTTAACATCTGCTGCTATTTTTTCTACTTTAGGCTTAGTATCTAACCTTGTACTATATGTAGGCTCTACTTCTTTAAGTATAGTAGATGCTTCATCTGCTGTTTGCCCCGGATAGTATATAGCTTCAGTAGCTGGACTTGTATCGTCTGAAACTTGTGCTGCTCTCTGAGCTGCTAGTCTTTCTGTATTTACTTCGTCAGCAGTTTTTTGTGCACCACTAGCTTTAAACTCATCCTTTGTAGACGGACCAAAATAACTTTCTTCTGTATTCTTAGGTGTCTTAGGAACATCAAAACTTTTCTCTGCTCCCGGTAAAGCTATAGATTGTTTTGAATCCCACTCTCTATAATTTTTTAATTCCTGTGCTATTTCTTTTCTATTATAACCTATTCTTTTTAAATAAATCTTTAAAGACTTTTCATCTTTAACACTTGCAGCCATTTCGTTAATCATGGTACCTGCATCATATTCAGGGTCTTGAAGTTTTTGTTTAGTTATCCAATCATCAGATTTATTTTTAAATAATTGAAATCCTCCTCTCAATAAAAAACCTAAAGAGCCACCAACAGCTAGTCCTAATCCAGTAGCTTCTGCTATTTCATACCAATCTTTACCTTCTTTACCCAGTGACTCGGCTTGTTGAAGTATACGCTCATCACTAAACTTATCATAGCCAGTATAGGCACCACCATAGGCAGCAGTGGTAGCAGTAGCTTTAGTAACAGCACTACGTTTAGCCATAAAATCTGCTAGTCTATTACCAAAAAGTTTATTAGTTAAAGGTTGTACTAATTTTGTAAGACCAAATTTAGCTGCTGTTTTTGATACTATATTGGCAATTAATCCGCCACCAATATAAGTTGTAGGGTCAGATAAAAGAGCACCCGGTATGTTCACCCAGCTTTGACCTGAAGGTATTCCGCCTTCACCACTTCCTAGTAGTTTCTGAAAAGATAGATATTGTAAAGTAACATCTTCTTTTTGCTGGTCGGTCATTGAATCATATTTTGTAGCGTCTATTGCTTTTTTAGTTAAATTATATTCAAGGAATTGTTGGTCACGTACAAACTCTATCATTAAATCTTCTATACTTTTTTCTTCTCCATATAAATTATAAGCACCATTAGTTCGCCTTAATGAATTTATTAATTGGTCATTGTATTTTATTTCATCCCAAGTCCATTCTTCACTTTGGTTCTCATACATGCTTTCAAGAGTAACATCATCAAAGTAATCTTTTCTATCCATCAAAGCAGTATACTCTGCATTTAATCTAGCAGCTTCTTCCATGTTATCTGCTTCTACAGCAGCACCGTGTTGTTCTGTGTATTGGTCGTAAACAGAATCCCAATATGAATTGTTTGTTCCTTGAGAATCAAACTCAGAATTTAAAGTAGCTAACTGTGCTTCATTAGGTTTGTTCTGGTCACGTAGATACTCTGCTTCAGCAGCAGCACTGGCTGCAGCACCGCTTGTGTAAGCAGGTTGTTCAGGCAAATCTATTCTAGCCATTTATCTTTTAGGTAAAGTTACAGAAGCGTCAGCTGCTGAAGTAGAACCAACCGGAGCAGTAGAAGCTGCAGTTGTTCCTTGACTAAATTTAAGTTGTCCAGATTTAATTAAACCAATAACTTGGTCTAAACTAGAATTAGTATTCCTAGCTGTTTGAGCAATAAATTGTGCTAGTCCTTCTTTTGTAGCACCTGAAGGTAAGTCAGGGTCGATAAAATCAAACCAACCTGTATCAAATTCCTTTTCAACTAATCCAAGTGCAATGTCATATTCGTTTTGAGTTACACTTGTATCACGTTTAGGAGGAGTAACTTCATTAGCGTTAGCTAAAGCAGCTTCACCTTGGTCTTTATAGTATTGCATAAGTGCATCTACCTTTTGCATCTCATAGCTTTCTTTTAACATGTTCATTCCTTCATCATAGAAACCACCAGTCCATAATTTAGAGGACATCTCTTTCATTTGCTCAGGGTTAGTAGCATCAAAGTCTGGAATGCTTGTCATAATTTTATTAAGCTCTGCCATCTTCTGCTCTTGAGGAGTAACCCCACCAAAAGCTCTGCCTACTCCTTGACCAATAGCACCACCAAGTTCTCTTGCAGCAGTAGTCATAGCAGTCCAGCCTTCACCTGTACCTCTAGCTTCAGCAGCTAATTGATTCTGCTGTGCTGTTTGAGTGTCATATATATTTCCAAATAATCCTGCTGCCATTTCTATCTCCTATGCGTATGGGTTATCAAGACGACCAGCCATTGGAGCCTGTCTTGCCCAAGGATTTTTAAACCCACTATAATCCATATTACCTAGTTTAGTTCCTAGTTGTGACCACATGCCACTTTGTACTCCACCTAATCCACCTGCTGCAACAGCTGTAAGTCCTCCAGCATATTGAGCTGCTGGACTAACTGCTTGTCCTAACTTCATTCCTAAATCACCGTACTGCATAGGTAAGTTACCTATACCAAGGGCAGCCTGTCTATCCATCATTTCTCTTTGACGCATAGCATCTAATGTTTGTTGTGCTGATGAATAAGAACCAGTTAACAAACCAAGTCTTTGCTGTCCTTGTGCTTCCTGTAGTGCCTGCATCTGACCTGCACCGCCTGTACTACCTAGTCTACCTTGTTGTAGTAACCTAGACTCTTGAGCCAATGATTGCCTTTCTTGTTCAGGTTGTAGTAATCCTAGCTGTTGATTGTATAGTTGTTGTTGTAATTGAAGAGGGTCTAGGTTTTGTATCTGCCCTGCTGTCTGGTCTGCTCTACCCATTAACGCATCATACTGTGCCTGCATTTGAGGACTTAGACTCATACTAGCTTGTTGACTAGCATCATCATAACTAAACCCACCAAACATTCCAGCAACACCTTTAGGTAAAGAGCGTCTATAAGCCTGTTCCCCTGCTGCTGTTTGTGCAGAAGCTGCTTTCTTTGCTGCTCTGTTCTGCATTATTCCACCGAGTATCGGTCCTATTAAACTTGCCCATGCTGCCATTTCTATCTCCTAATTATTATGCTGTTCGTTTCCACATATAGACTACTATATATGGTTGTACAATGTCGTGTGTGTGTGTTCCACCACCACCTGTGGCTTTTGTTTGTGAACTTCCCCAATCATCATCATCTGTTCCACCACCAAAATTGTATGGACTAAGTGAATTTGAAACTGCTGTATATCCACTAGGGCGAGATGAGTTACTTGTACCTCCGTGTAGTGATTCGTGGTAGTGTGATGGAATTTCAGAAGTTGTAAGTGTGTGTGCATCTGTTTCAGCACCACCTGTCGCATTGAGCGTATCAAATGTACCACTTGATGCTTTACCTACTGGAACTCTACCTTCTGCGTAAGCTGCCCAAGTACCAAATCCAAGAAGTGTTGCTGGGTTTGTGCTTACTGCTGCGTTAGTGTATATTGAGCCTACTGGATACATCGCTTGAAAAGCTGCTGTAACAAAAGCAGTTGTAGCTATTTGTGTTGTGTTTGTTCCAGAAGCTGCTGTTGGTGCTAGTGGTGTACCTGTCAGAGTTTCTGAAGCTACATCTGCCTTTGAATCCATCGCTGTTTTAACTGCTGTAAATTCCGTATGAAAGTCATCACCACTAATAACCTTACCTGCGTCCGAATCAGATAGTGAATCTTTACCGGACCAACTTACTTGTACATTATAATCTGCCATTATCTTATTTTCCCTTGTTTAGCCCATACAATCATATTTTGTAGGGAGGCTTTAAAGCCTTTTACTGTTTGAATTATTTCCAATCTTAAAACCTTAGCGGATTTAGATAAAGAAACCTTATACTCCGTTGGATGATATGAAGGAGCATATTTAGCTGCACCATATAATGATGTACTTCCTCCCCATAAAGAACTTGTACCTCCCGGAGTAGGGTCTAATGTAAAGTTAGATGAATCAGGATTAATACTATAATCTCTATACCAATTTAAAGTTACATTAGAATCTTTACCGCCTGAAAAGACAGCCAAAAATCTTTTCAATAATTTAGTTATAGCTGGCTGTTCAAAATCTAACCAAACAGTATTAAAATCTGCTTGGTATGTATGCTCTGTATCTATCCAACATTTAGAATTAGTTGATTCCCATGTACCACCAGCTGCTGCACAAGGACTTGAACTACCATAATCAGAAGTAGCGTCTGACTTGTCCACATCAAAATAACCCTCATAGGATGCTATTCTTCCTTCATAATTGCCAGCTCCTAATCCAATATATAAAGAACCATCAGCAGTAGCTAAGAAGGACCTTGGATTTTTCTTTGCTGCAAAATTCCAAGTAGTTAATCTAGGTGCATTATCAGGAGTTACTGATTTAAAATCAAAGGCATAAGTAATATTCCTATCTGGAAATGAAAGTAAGTAAATACCATTAGCTAAATCATACTGACCTTTTACTTGGGTCATATCAGCTTCTATGATATGTGTTTTTATTTCATCTCTAACAGCCAAAGACAAATCAGTCAGTGGCATCTTATCTTGAATCTTCGTACGACTCAATGAACGTAAACCAGATGAACTTAAAAATACAACATCATCACCTAATAGCTGTACTGAATCCCTAGCTACACAACCAACACCTTCTATTACCTCATCTAAAACAAACGTAGCTGCAGATGGGTCCCAAGGGTCATTGTAAATAACAATATTATTCTTACCAAAAATAACAAGCTTACCCATAAAGGAAGTAAGAGCTACTACTTCATCACCACCCCATACAGTTTTTAAATCTATAGAACCTGATGCACCACCTGTGAACTTATGTCCAAGTAAAGTATCAGAGTAATAAACAACATCTTTATTCTCACCAATACTACTTACCCATAACCTACCAAACTCACCTAGAATACAACTAGGTGTAAAGGTAGTTACACCACTAGGAGCTGCATAACTTCCTACATCTTCTAAATCTAGCCAAGCAGAGCCACTATAGTTAATAGGTTTATTACTTGCTTGTACCCCATAGAACTGATTATTAAAATTTGTAAATTGCCAGTTACCATTAGTCTTAGTTGTCCCACCTGAAAAGGTTTGTGCATCTAAAGTATAAGGTGTATTTGATGTATTAAGTTTATAAACATTTGCACCAGCACCACAAAAAATAGTTGAGGTACCAGTAATACTTCTATATTCACCTAATGATTTAACTCTTAAAGTGTTAGCAGTAGCATGGTCTGTTATATTATTACTTATTTGTTTTAATCCTTGCCTAGTAGATATACGACCTCTATCATCTAACATAATATTATTGGCTGTAGTTAGCCATTTATGTTCTAAACTAGATGGCGAAGCTTGTCTATTTAATCCATAGATACCTATGGAATCTAATACAAGGGGTTGTAATAATACAAGGGGTTGTAATGGTTTAGATGGCATTCCAAATTACCTCGTCTGTGTGTCTGCCTACGTCTTGTTGTATAGCATCAGATAATGATTGTTGATATTGTAGCTGTGCCATGTCTGACAATGAACCTCCATCTTCACCACGTTCCGCTATTGCTCTTGCCCAAGTTCCTAATATAACAGGGTATTCAGGAATCGTTAATACATCTGCTGCCTCAGTTAAATCATCTTGTGGGTCCAGTAAATGAAAATCAACTGAATAAACAGCATCTGGTTTTGGATATAACTGAGCTGTTAATAAGCCACTACTGGTACTATTGACTGAAAAATAACTAGGAACTCCATCACTCTCTGTTGGATATTGTGTTGTCTTAATCCAACTGTCGGGTATAGAAGGTAACGAACCACCCTGTCCTTGTTCCTGTACTGATAATACTCTAGTCCTTTGTGACGTACTAGGTAAATTATAACTACGTGTTCCATTCACAGTTGATACAGTTTCAGTTCTTCTTAATGATGTCCAATCCCAAGCATCTTCTACTTCTCTTTTAACTTCATTAATAAAATCACCCATCATTACTTGATAATCTGTAGGTCCAGTAGAACCTATTAAATCACCTGACCAGTTAGCACTAATAGTATCTTCTCTTAACCTACGTAACACTGAATTTATAGTTTGTATATATGTCATATTATTTTCCTTTAGCTAGTTGTGCTCCAAAATAAAACTCTATTATCATAGTAGCCCATCTAAACACCTCATCAAATTTTAATACTGCACCTGCTTGTACAGTTATATATTCTATGGTGTCCGGTGTTAATTGAAATCCAAGTAGTGAATCTCCTTTAATTACAGTAGGTATAACAGTAGGTACATTAAAGAATACCGGTGCTACCTGTGTAAATATAATTAAGGCTAAGATAACAAATATAATTACTCTTCTGTTCAAAGCAGCCATAGGTGATTCTTTGTCTGCTCTATCTCTTGCCATATTAATAGAATCATTCCTTACTT